CGTATGCTCCTGTAACAAATAAGTTATAATCGGGTGTAGTACAGATATAAATTGAATCCGCTCTTTGTGTTTCAACCATTTCAATTGCCTCCTCAATTAAGTTTGAGTTATTAACATAATCAATACATGGTGTTGCCAATATATTAATATCTACAGCTTCAGGGTTAGCAAATGTTTTTTGTCCCCATAAGTAAGCGTAAAAGTCGGTATTACCCCAAACCTCTTGATTTGGTCCTGCGATTAGTTTAAATAATCCCGTACCTGTCGCTGTTGGATAAGTTGCTGATTGTCTTGCACCTTTTAACCAACCAGTCGCCCCTAATGAGAATCTATCAGTATTTCTTCTTGATTGTGTGTAAATATCCCAACCATCAAATCCACCATAAGCGTAGAATGTAAATTTACGACTTATTAATTTAAAGTAAGGATTGTCGTTGTTAGTTGGATCAGATTGGAAACTTGTTACACCCACTTGGAATGCTGTATCTGCTGATGTTGTAAAGTCACCACCGATTAAAACTACAGTTGAACCACTATCCATGTGGAAACCTTTAGTTTTCCAAGACCAATTAGTTCCCGGTTGGTCTAACGTACCTACAGGTGCTTGTTTACCTTTATATTGGAAAAAGTCGGTATCAAAACCTGTTTGGTCTGATATACCTAAATAAGTTTTAGTTAATTTTTCTCCACTCGCACTTGATCTAACAGTGTTGTCTCCACCACCTACAGCTCCGAACGGTGGGTTATAAATAACCTCATTTGGTCCGTAATATTTTGTTTTGTAGTTAATAAGTGGTGGTTTACTACTTCCATATACTCTTTGTACGTACCCCTCAAAACCACAAGGTAATGAGTCTGTTGGTGCTTCGTCACTCATTTCTAACATAATATATTTAGATTTAAGTGCATATTCACCGTTAGACGTACCAACTCGATTTGCTATGTAGTTATTTTGTGTAGGATCCATAGAACAATTAAACGCTTCTAATATTTGTGGATTCGTATCCGTGTCGTAGTAATTTCTAACAACTAAATCAAATGTTCCATTATTGAATGAGATATTTCTAATTGTGAATTTAACTTGTGTGTTTGCTCTTGTACCATCTGAAATTAAAATGATTTTAAATAAACGGTAAACCTTGTTACCTCTCAATTCTGATACGACATAAGGGGTATCAGGTGTTTGATACCTATCTAAGTAATTTGCTACAGTATTTGTGTTTGGGGACTTTCTTAATCCTGGTAATGAAACCAACGTACTATTCAAACCTCTAATTTTGTTTTCATAATATGCCACCTGTAAAAATGCTGGATATGATTCCTCAACAAATAATGGGAACGTATCCTTATCTTTACCATCCGCAAAATTTGAAATACCAAATACTTTACCAACAAAATTGGTTGAAGTGTAATCCATATTGGCGTTGAATGTGAAAGGTGTGTTAGTATCGGTAGTCATACCTGAAATTCTAAATGTCGAGTATATATTATTTGTCATCCCTGAAGACGCTGATTGAACTAAAGTTACGTTAGTTGTTGCACTAACTTTATAAACAGGCCCGTTATCGTTAACATAATTAGCTAAACCTCTTGATCTAAAGGTTGCGATTACAACATCATCAAAATCATTATAGACATCAGATGAATAATCAGTTGTGTAAACAGCCATTTGACCTGAGTAAACCCCGGAACTAACAATTCCAATCGTACTTAACGCAGTACCAAATCCGTAACCCGCATAATGACCAACATTAGATATATCTTGGAAATATGTGAATTGATTACTATAATACCATGGATCATTTACAGGTACAACCCAATCAGTTACACTATCAGCAATTAAAGTACCAACACCATACCCTTCAGTATATGCTGAGACACCCGCAACGTTTGGAGTTGATCCCGTTACAGAATTGAATGTGGTTGAACTAACACTACCAAAAAATAAAGCTGTCGTACCTGACGAAGCTCCCGATGTTGATTGAAGTGTGATTTCATTTAAAATTAACGACCCAACTTGATCAGATATCGTATTTGTTGATCCGTCAAATGCTGTATATGGTTGGTAATATGCTCCTGAAATAGATATTGGCGCGATAACCGAAGTTACTCCCGTTGTTGAACCTGTAAAGTCTATATACGATACGGCACTTGTTCCCGTAACTAAAAGTGTACTAGTATCGGGGTTTGAAATTGTCGTTATTGACCAAGACGGTCCCGCATCATAACCTGATAACCCTAATACTCTTGTAACATACAATTGATTGGATTCACTTAAATATGATTTAGCAATGTAAGATGCCTCATATTTTGGTATTGTTGAACCTATGAACTTTTCTGGGTTTATCCCACCAAAAGTGGTACTGAAGTCTGTATAGTTTGTGATGAAGATAGGTTCGAAGGCTGGACCTTGTAAGGTTTCACCGACAATACCCAAAGTAGTTACCCCTACAGATTGTGTAACAAATGTTAAGTCTCTCTCTGAAGTGTAAACCCCCGGTGATACAAAAACTTTTCCGTTAGATGCCATTTTTTAATTTTATTTATAAATTTATTTTATAATATAAATACTTGTCTGAATAGCAAAAAACAATAGGAAAACTAATTATTTATATGGTAGTATGAAAAAATTCTACCTTTTTTCTACCTTATAAAATTTATTTAATATGAAAAAAATTAAAAATATAAAGATTTCAGTTGAAAGTCATGAGACATTAAAAAAGTATTGCAACGATAAAGGTTTAAAAATATATAAATTTTTAGAGACTTTAATTAAAAATACTTGTGAAGTGAAAAAGGACATTTACGGGGAATAAATTATAAAAGATAAATCGTGGTTCCGATGTACGAATCGAGAGTTACGTCCGTTTTAACTATTGTAATATCTAACGTATCTCCGTTGGTAATTTGTATTGTTGATATGTCGTCACCAATGTAGTTTCCATTAATAAATACCGAATATGATGTCACATTTATTAAATCCTTCGTTTTAATATCCGCAGTATAAAAGTAGTTTTCAGTTAAGCCTGTGGTACCAACTTGGTAATCAAATTTAAAATCAAAAAAATTGGGTCTGTCCTTTTTTGTGCTAACTTTATTTTGTCTGTTTTTAGTTCCCACCTCGAGTACGGTAAGATATCTGGAAATTGCGGGGGATACTTGGTATTCCTCTTCGTCAATTAATAAACCTTGCATTAAAAACTTATAATTTTGTATGTAGTATTTTCGTTTTTCTAAATCCTTAACCGATTCATCAGTTATGTCCTCTAAAATAATGGGAATATAATGTCCTTTAATTTGTTGGTAGGATTGTCTCGAGGTGAACTTTTCCATAACCACTTTATTAAACTCATTTAACTCCCTCATCCTGTTACAAAATATTTTTACAGTGAAGGTAACATCAATCGGAATTGGTTGGGGTATTTTATAAACATCCGCACCTTTTCTTTGCCCGTCCCAAGTTGGAACTGTCGCATAAAAAAACCGTAACCTTTCGGGTATATTATATTTTGTTGCGGGATTGGTACCGTATTTAACTTCGGGTTGTCTTACCGTACACACAAAAGGTAGTTTAACGTTTTCATCTAAATCTTTAAAATCCCACGTCTCGGTAAATTGAGCCCACCCCTGTGTTGTGATTATTTTATCTAATGTGGGTACTGATTTAGAATCAACTACAAGTTTAAGACTTTCCTTTACAAAATCTAACATTCCCCTATCTAAATCCGCATGTAATATCCCTTTGGGTAAAAAAGTTCCCTTTTCTTGAATGTCATCAAGCATTTCTTGTCGTCTTTCTTTACCTACCTTATTAGGTATTAAGGGTAAATACTTTTTTTCTTTTTTAGGTAAAGCCATTATATTCCTTTAAATTCGTTTTCATTAACAGGCGCAGCAACAATTGACCTATAGAATTTTTTATACCCACCATATGTGTGTTTGTTATCTGAATTCACTCTTCCGTCGTTAACTACCGTATAATACCTAACTCTCGTTTCGGTTTCGTAATAACCAATGTAGTCACCATAACTAATATCAATGGCTAACATATCCAATTGATTTTGGTAAACCCCAACTTTTATATTCCCCGATTCCATTTGAGATAGTCGGCTATCACCTAAGTCTTTATTCTCAGGACTTTCGACTTGGACGTAACCTTTAAACTCTACAGGTGGCATAAATTGTATGCCGTCCTCTAAGGTTTCACCGTATACGTCATCCTTATTTGTTCGTTGCCTATCCACTCGATATAAGACTAAAGTAAAGTTCATGTCACCATGAAGCCACTCCTCACCCATAGAAATATCTAAATTAAAATCCTCTGCCGAAAAGAATTTATTTAATCTTGTAATTGGAACTCTATTCTGTGTCATATAATATAAATACTTTGATTGATTATTTATTATTATTTACTACTATTAATTTAATACTATGGACGACATAATTTCAAGGACTCCCGAAACTAAAGCACTTCAACTTTTAGATGAATATGTTGGATCAAATAACTATATCCTAAATTTAAAACATAAAAAACTT